GTTTCTTTCCAGCCATGTCTGTATTATAGAGCATCTGTCAAACCAGGATGCAACCAGGGTATGGTTCGTCGAGTTCCGCCGCTTTCATCTGCATCATGAAGGTTCGGTTGCCGAACTTAGACGGGAAGAACTTCGCATACGCTGTGACGAATTGCCAGTGCGGTGGGATAGGCTTCTCATACGGAGGCTCGTCACCTCTATACAGAAGTCGTATTTTGTAATCTGTCCAGCATGACGAACGATAGTTGGACGTGACCCACTGACCTATTCCGTGCTTGGGATATGGAGCCACAATCATTTACCTTGCGAACCTGATAGCGACCCAAGCATCATACGGCTGAGCAGGGAACTCGCCTAAGTCTGCAAGAGTCATTCTTTCCTCCATCACATGAACTGTCTCCAGCCATCTGACATCACCATTGATGTTAATAGGGAGCCAAGCAAAATACTTACGCTCCCTGACATCTCCGACATTCGGTTCTTTTTTCTTCCATCTCATAATGAGCCTTTCCTTTCCACGAAATCTTTGAGGGATTTGTATTCAGGATTAGGTTCGGACGAAATACCTCCAGCCTCATTAGGTATGAGCTTGGTAGGGTAGATGCGGTAGAACTCGCCGTCGATGAACACGCCTCTGATGTCACTGTTCTGTTTAAGTTGTGCATCGTCCAGAGTTTCGCACATCAGCAGGTTCTGCATCTGAATATACAGCTGGTCTAACAGATAACGTTTCATCTTCCAATCGATGATCTTTATATCGACTGACCCGTTGTTCTCATTGAACTCTTGAGATTCATACCGAAGATCGTAATGCTTGTTCGCATATTGGAACTGACATATACCGACTCTTTTCGCCCGACCTCCTCCTATCGGATGAGTTTGGAAATCGAAGCTGATCGGAATGGTAGGAGCTGTAGTAGTCTCGCCTATTTGTATCTTATCATTATTGTTTGCCATAACGATGAGACTATAGATAACGCCAGAGATAAGTCAACTATCTTTTCTGTATTTATAGAACTCGTCCGTCAACCATCCGAGCATATAGGTATAGAACTCCTCGCTATCGTCGCTGTAGTCGAAACCAAGATGATGAGCACAAGCAAACACAGCGTGAAGCAATTCATGTGCAACCAATCCTTTCTTCTCATCATCTGAGATCCAAACCACAACATGGCCTCCTTTATACCAGGTTCTTCCCAACGGTGGAAACTCTTCGTTCAAATCGAGGCAGACTTCTTCTGGTTCTACCTTGGCAGTCTCTGCGACTTTCTTCTCTGCTTCTTTCCTATCGAACGGACCTGTTAGAAAATGGAAGGTAGTAGGATAGACATCTGATTTAGTGTGTTGATACCGCATGGTGAGATGATGCAGAAAATTGTGAATGCGTCAACAAGAAAGCCGAGCCTAGATCAAGTGTGCCTAGAAAACACCATCACCAATAGCTCAGCTTGCTGTCATACCTGAATTGCCCCCGCCTCAGTATGATAGGGGATCGCAGTGCTGGGTCAGGGATATTGCGTGTCTCGTTTACCTAACCGAATTGCGATGCACGTAGTAGAGATGAAAATTGTGAATGCGTCAACAAAAATCGTTTTTATATCTGAGTGTGCTTATATCAATACCTCGGAGTCCCGCTCTGGCACTTTTCTCGGAAGGGGTGGGTAGGGTGCCGTGCTTGGTCACGGGGGTCCCACGCATGGGTGCGTGTGTGCGTGTGCGTGCCTGGGTGCGTGCGTGCGTGCGTGCGTGCGTCTTACTGTTCGCACACGTCTATAAATTAAACAAATAATTCATGTGCAGCACAAAAAAAATTTGTGCAAAATAAATCTTGTGCATCGGATCGAATTGTGATTTAATGCTTTCACGGTTGAGGCGGAATGCTTCACCTAACGGCGGGTGAATCCCGCTTAGGCTGGCACTCTTACCAGCGACACAAATTAGAGACGTGACTTGAAAGCTGCAATCGGTTAATGGGCGGCGTTGGATTATAAGCCATGACGGGTGCTACCCTGAGCGAGCCATTAGTTAGGACAAGGGCTTTTTGTGTTTATCATTCAGTGAACAAGAACAAGCTTGTTCATTGATCATGAACATTAAAAGAAAATAAATATTATGTCTACTACAGCACAAACAAAGCCAGTCACAAAGAAGCAAGCACAAAAGAAACTTGTTCAAGATATTGAAAAACAATTCAGTATCGCTACAAATAAGACTGGCCAAAAAAGACTTCTCTCGAATCAATGGGGAGAGATTTTCCATCATACCGTAGCGGTTCAAGATGGTGAACATGCTTCTCTCAAATCATGGGAAGTGACCAGCGAATCAGGCAAGACCACAAAGGTTGCACTTGCGAAAGGAATCGTGCCTAGCAAAATGTCGGATTTTCCAGCAGGATTAAAGCCAGCAGATAAAAAGCTTGCATCGGCTCTCATTACTGCCTTGCGTCCATTGCATGGCTTTGGGCTTATGGTCTACCGTTACGAATCAGAAAAAGGCGTGAGCTTTTATGCTACCGTTACCCTTATCTCTAAGTAGTATCTCGCCATTAGTCGAGCGGGTAGAATGTCTACCCGTTCCATCTAGTGACTAGGTATCATAGTCAAATCTCGACTTGTCCACTTTACGCTTAGGCTTTGG